GACAAACGAGGGGACGGAGTCCGGGCAAAAATTTCCCTTTCGCAGGTTCAAAACTGTAAAAAACCGCCAGCTCAAGAAGGAAAACTGGCAGGGCAGAGGAGAGAAACTTAATTTTTTACATCTGGGTAGATGTCTTTATCAATCGCTTCTATTCCAAGGCCGGAGATGAAATCCGCTGCGTACTCTTTGAAGAGGGCTTTGACTTCTCTCTGAGCTTCTGCAGTCTGGACAACGTGGCCGAGATCAAGTGTTATCTCGGACTTGCCAGAGAGAAGGGCGGATACAACAGCGCGCTCTGCATAAGCAAGCGCGTCAGTGAGGTAAATGGCGGAGCCGCGTTCTTTCAAAAGATCGTCGATGACGAAATTAAAGAGCTGCTTTTGCTCGTCCGGTAACAAGATCATTTTTCTCTCCTGTAAGAAACAGAAGCGCCCTCCAGCGAGTGCTAGATGTATCCAAAGGAGAAGTTGCCGGAAAGCGCTTTTGTTTGTGAACTGCTTTTTGTCGGCCCCTACTCGTACCTGACGACTTTAACGTCACAATCCTTTCAGCATTCCTTGCCGTGCCGTCGCTTTCGCTAGGCATCTCGGGCCAATTCACTGGCCACTCGGCCTTAGAACCCTTTTCCTTCTTGACAAGCTTCAGAAGGATTTTTAAAGAACGTTTGCTTGATGAGGAAAGAATAACATAATGTTATGTTAAAACGCAAGTAAAACGTTATGTAATAAATAACATTAAGTTAGGTATCTGTGCTGATTTGTTTCTTGTACGCAACAAAAAAGCCGCTTAGAGCGGCTTGGAGTAAGAGATAAAAAGACTATTTCTCTAATTTTTTTCGATATTTCATGAAGTCTGACATGACCGTGTATGTCTGAGATTCTATAACCGAGCTTACTATCCCGTACTTATTTGGAGCGTATTTGAAGTTCTTATCGACTAACTCAAGAACCCTCTGATAATTGTCTCGGCACTTTTCTTGAGCCATTTTTGTTAGGTACATAATGTCGATTTTCCCGTCTTCAAGGTTTTCATATTGGGCATAGAGACAAATGTTCAAGGCAAAATAGGCTAAAGCAGCTTCCTCGTCTTTGCTAAGTTTCTTGGGCAGTGGTTTTGGTGCGGGCTGATCTGGCGGGTTTTCAAAGACTTCAGGATCTTCTCCGGCTCCTCTATCGGTATGAACGACATCCTTTTCAATTATTCCCTTGTATTCCTCACCAACTCGTACATACCAGTCCTCAATGCAAACTTTAGACGTACATCTCTCTCTTTCCTGCCAATTCTTTTTTACCAACGCCTTGAATTCTTTGCTGTTACCTGTTTTCTTCTTTGCGAGTTGGTAAATTTTGCTCAATCGCTCATCCTCAATCGACAAGATCGGGTCGCTACAAATCATTTTTTCCGGCCAGCTTCTTGCTTTGCTGCAATCAAAACTAGCACCGTATGAATAGACAGTTGGGAGTAGCAGTAACGGGAGTAAAAGTATTTTTTTCATTGCCTTTGCCCTTCAAAAATAGTTCTGAAATCGGTTTTGGTTAGACAAATGTCCCGTGCCAAACATAGACAACGCGACCAACGATTTCTAACTGTTCCGATCCGTCTAGTTCTTCACTTAGTTTCACTGTGGGATTGTCGGA